CCTCGATTTCCTCCTCGGAGGGGATCTTGGGCAGGACTGGATGAGATTATTGGTTCACCGAAAGTATCATTTACCAAAACCTTCGATTGAGAATCCTCGGATATTCGATCGAAAATATGGTAACTCGGTTCTTTACTCAGTTGGGCAACCTATGGGTGCTTTGTCGTCCTGGGCTATGTTAGCCTTGACGCATCACTTAATGGTCGCTTTAGCTGCGAAAAGGGCCGGATATTCTATTGGAAGTTTCCATGATTATGCAGTCCTAGGGGATGATATAGTCATTGCAAATGGGAAGGTTGCTCGAGAGTACCTTCTCCTTTGTTCTGAGATTGGAGTGAAAGTTGGTATTCACAAATCTCTAATTTCCCGTAAAGGGGTTTTAGAATTTGCGAAGAAGTATTATGTGAAAGGGGTAGATTGTTCTCCGGTTCCTTTAATGGAATTAGGGGCTGCAACCTCCTCTATCACAGCCGTATTAGAGTTAGCTCGTAAATACAAGTTATCTCTTCCAGCTCTTGCTACTGTCTTAGGAGCTGGTTACAAGACTCTCGGGTCTTTAACCAAGTGAATAGCTGATATCGCTCCTAGATATCGTCACCTTGGAATTCTTTATTTCTCTCCTTGGGGAATTTCTCCTTTGAAGCCGTTCGCCTGATTGAATATGAGGTATTTATTTACCAAAGTTCGTGATGACGTTCAGCCAGAAGGTTTTAAAACCCTAATGGAGCAGAGATTTGAGAAGTTAAGACTTCGTCTTGAAGTTCTCGAGAAGACTCTTCGGGGTTGACGAGGGAGCTACTTGCAAGTCCCATGTGTGAAGGTTTATAACCAGATCTGTAGCCAATCTAAGGCAGTCGGGATTCCCGATATATCTCCGATATTCGGTACTATTTATAAACCGATTATCCAGATATACAGCGAAATGGTTAGGGCTTTCCGTTCGGATTGTTCTAAATTTTCTGAACAAGTCAGTGGAGCAATCTACGGGTTTGGGATGAAAGAGGATCATGTCTTATTATGAGATGCGATTCGTCATTCGTTGGCCTTAGTTCGCCGTTTCCCGGATCTTAATAAGAAATCTACAGCACGTTTGGTGTCTGCAGCTCATATTTGAGATTTATGGAAGACGTTCCCTAAAAAGGCGCGTCCAAAGACGGTGAGAAAAGTGATAATAAAACAGGAACCAGTGATCTTTGTAGATCAGAGTGGTGTTGCGAG